CTCTTGTTCTGCGGCGCACTCCATCTTGAACATCAGGTAGGACATGAAGCGATCCTTGTCGGCCTCCTCAGGATAGAGGATAGACAATTTGCGCTGTAGGTCTTCCCATAGCCTAAGGTTGATCTTCACATCCTCTTCACACCGATGGCAATACTCCTCGATGGAGAGGGTCTTCCAATCGTCAATCTTTGGCTTGGGTATGCCGTAATCCACCCCATACCATTCGAGACCATGCCGTGTCCGGTCAAAGTTTAGATACCAAGACAATGCCAGAGTGTCGATCAGTTTGGCCTTGATCTTGATGCCTAGCAGCTTTTCCACCACAGGGATGTCGAAGCGATAGATATTATGTCCAATCAGGACATCTTGACACAGAAACCATTCCCTCATTTCGTCGTAGTCAGTGATGCTCTTGACGCCATCCGGTGTCGAATAGGACACGACATGGATGAGGGTGGCATCTTCAAGCAGGTTATCGGTCTCTATGTCGAACACGGGCATCATACACTCCCTATCCAGTGTGTCACATCATCGCAAGGATCGTTGGCCTTCAAGGTAGCCAGCAGTATAGGCTTCTTCAAGCCAGTCTCGTAGGGTCTTTCCTTCTGCCATTCTAAGATCATGTTGTATCTCGAAGATTCTGGGGTTGTAGTCATGTCCATAAGGCTCAACAACCCATTTGTCAAACTCCACCATCAGAACACGTTCCTTTTCTCGCTCAGGGTGAAGGTATCCAGATCGAACAACAACTCCCCTGCCGACCCTTCTAGGCCACAAGGTCTGTTCTTCTGGACAGTGATCTTGGTTGTATTGCGATCTATCATATCAGCGGCTTCCTTGTCACGCTCCAAGTTGATGATGACGGAAGCCCTCTGACCGATCATCTTGCAATACTTCGGGTCTCCGTTCTCATTGGTGTGAGCGATTGTGACAATCCCGATGGCAAGATCAGCAGCTAGTTTGGACAACCTCACAGACAGGTCTGCAAGAACGGCTTCCTTCTGTTTGTCATCACTCACGGTGATCACATCTTGGATAGGCTCGAAGAAGACGTATTTGCAGCCATAGATTTGACTGAGTATCCTGATCTGGTTGACCAGTTCCTCTGCCCCATCCTCTTCCCTGAGATGGAACTGCATGTAGCCTGACTTCGTGATCCCCTCGATGGCCTTTTCCACCTCAGAGGTCTTGCCCTTCTCTTGGATCAGGTCTTTACGAGTTACGTTATTTTGTAACACATAGGACACGATCCCGAGGAGACTTCTCAGCTTGGTCTCTTCAAGGTGCCAGACAGCGAAGGGGACAGTCGGATAGTTAGCCACGAGGTTGTATTCCAGATACCGCATGAACTCGGACTTACCGATCCCGGTAGGTGCTTTGATGACAGTGAAGTGTCCTTGCATCAGGCCGAGTATCTTGTCGTCCAGAGCCTCGATCCCCGTAGGAATATAGGCGTGGTCAGGAGTGTCCCTCAGAAGCCCTAGAAAGTCGTCTGTGGTGGCATAGATGTTGTGAGGGGTGTATATCTTGGAAGCCCACCATGCCGCCACATACTCCCTCTGCTTGCCTGCCATGAGGAACTCATTGGCGTCCTTGTAGTTGCCATGAGGCACCTTGTAGACCTTCCCCGGAAAGAGGTTCAACAGGGCCAGAGCGAAGTTCTCAGCCTTATTGTCAGTGTCCACGGAGAGGTAAATCTTGTCGAAGGATGCCAACCAGTCCTTGCAGTTTTCCAGCAATTTCCTCGAAGGGGTGGCAGAGGGAAGAGATACAACGGGATACTTGGACCCGTGCATCTGATACGCTGCCATTGCATCTTCTTCACCCTCGGTGATCGTTACGGCTTGAGCAGAGCCAGCAGGAAACCTGTCCATACCGAAGAGAGTATCAGACTTGAAGCCAGCACTCGTGCTAAAGGTCTTTGGTAGATTACGATACTTGGTTGATCCGTTCGGATAACGGTAAAGGATGGTTGAGAGGTCCCCTTCACGGATGATCCCCGTCGAGCGATAAAACTCTCTAGTCCTTCTGGTGATCCCTCTGTAGCCATCGGGGGTGATTTCTTCTCCATTTTCCACCTCAGGGGTTTCGTTGACAAGTCTCAGTGGTGCCTTCTGATCCATCAATGGATACTCCTTTTGTGACCATTCAAAGGTCTTCATTCCCTTGTGGGGATAGCCTCTACCGCAGGAATGACAGAACCCTACGCCCTTCTCTCCGTTGTAAGCAAAGGCATCAGATGACCCGCAATCTGTGAACGGGCATGGTTGATGGTTGATCTCAGACCTCAAGGATGTCATTCAACACCTTGTCCTTGAATTGATAGTATTTCAGATGATCGTAGACCTCTTGCCAAGGGATACAACCCATATGAACCATACCATCATTGGTAAGACCAACAAGATTGATGCCAACCGTATCGGCTTGGATCGTGATGTCGTTAAGACCTTTCATCCTTACCTCCTGTCAGGGCTGCAATCATCTTGCGCGCGGCATCCTTGGCGGTCAGTGGCTGTGCTTCATCTCGCAGTCCGAGACATGCCATCTCAATTCCTTTCGCCATCGACAGGCCGCGTTTCAGCTTGGCCTGTAGTCTCTCGATCTCGGCGTCCTTTGCCTCGATGATCGGATTGGCCTCTTCTCTATATCGGTGAATCGTATAGTTACGCCCAGCCATCCACGCAGTCGTCAGGTCGCAGTCCTCGCCCAATGGGCATTTCTTCTTGGTCATCCTCTAGCCCTCATAGCCATTTCAACAAGTGTGATGATCTCTCTTGCCCTGATCTGGTTGCCCTTATTCATGGCATCCCTCTCGATGATCTGTGCCACTCTCTCGATCCTGCTCAGGATCACTGTCAGTTCGTCAGGTTGGATCATAGGCTGTGTGCCTCTCAGTGATGGTGATGTGTTGTCTCAGTGCTCTTGCTCTCTCAGCGTATCGCTCTGCCTCATGCTTCTTCTTGGTCTCGAAATGGCAGAAGGGTGTATCGTCTTGTCTGTCACTGATCGTCACACGATAGATGAGCATTGATGAGGTTTCCTACAACTGTTGCCAGTTTGTCACAGGTGAACAATTTCCATCTCTGGGGTCTTGAAACGAGGGAGACCAGTTCCATCTACTAATTTGGTTGGTCCCCCCGGTATACCCCTACTCCTCTTCATACTCATCTTCTTCATAGACATACTCTGCCCAGTGGCAATGGATACACAGACAAGAACCGTTATCCATCACGATGATGTCTTCCTTCTTGTAGTAATACTCACAAGCATCACAGACTTCCATGATCATCTCCTCAGAACAGGTAGTAGAACCGCTCACCGCTCAGGTGTAGGGACCGGAGATAATCCAGTTCCTCCTGAGCCTTAAGCCCTCTTTCGGTTTCGTTGTTCCAGAACAGGTCATCGACTAGGGTTTCCAGTCGCCTGATCTCTGCATCCAGAGATAAAACATCACTTCTGTTGCTCTTCCCAGTTAGGGCAGCTTGCCTTGAGGATGTAATATCGAAGTCCGTCATCATCCAAGATACTCCACCAGTTGTTGTCCTCTGACACCACAGAGTAGGCCTTACCTGTAGTAAGGCAGTTCGTCAAGGCTTGTTTACACAACAGATATTTCATACCCCCTCCTCACAATAGGGTTGTCCATACTCAAGGCTATACAACCCATAGTCATACAACAGATACCCAAGGTAGGCCACACAAGCCACCACAGCGATCATCACAATGTGACGGGACTCGATCTCGATCATCATGCTTCCTCCATCTCGATGATGTTGCGCTTGTAGAAAGAGCGCCAGTTGTTCGCCTCATAGTCCCACATGGTGATGAGGCAGTCTTCTGCGTTGTTGATCTCTTCAAGGGTCATCTTGTAGTTGCCCGTGTAGGTGGGCGGGAATAGTGTCCCGACAAGAGTGCGAACTTCTCCATTCTGCTTCTTGAAGTTCACGATCATGGTTCCGGTGGTGAAGATCATTTTGGGTTCCTCCATCTGACGAATCACCTCTAGCACATTTCCAC